TTTTGATATAATGCGTCCAGAAAAAATTTTAAGTTATTTAATTAAAAATAAAAAAGAATTGGATGATGTTGTTAAAAATGGCTGGTCTCATAATATGTTTTTACCAATATTTATAAAAAAAATAGGTATGAAATCTCATTCATTCGAATATTATAATGGTAAATTTTATTGTGGCATAAGTGAAAATATTTACATAAAATCAATAGAAAATAAAATGAAATATTTATTTAGAATTAGCATTTTATTAGATAAGGTGAATGAAATAAAATATGCCAAAAAAAATCCAGAATATTTATTTGTAAATATGTGGGATAATTTAGGAAATCAAAAAGATCATACATTTATTGATAATTTTATAACAGAGTCTATTAAAGCTTATGGTGATAAACATACATTAGGTGCATTAAATATTAAGTATAGCGGTCTTGATACATTCGATGATATAATTATATTTAACGGTGATAAATATATATTAGATTCGTGTATATTAGCTAATTATAATAAAGATAATGCTAATGGTCATGCAATAACTGGTATAACATGTAAAAATAAGAAATATGTTTATAATGGTTGGATGCGTGCTACAATTGATCCTGCTAAAAATGATATGTCCTTTATAGCTGGTACATTACCATGTGAATTAATGAAATATGATTGGGACGTTCATAAAGATGCTAAATTCTGTATAAATCCATTAGGATGTAATATTAAAGAATTAAATAAATCACCACAAGAAAAAATCCAGTGCTTCTCATTCAATAAAGGAAAACGCACATTAGTATATGTAAAAATGAGTTCAAAATATAAATCATTAGATGAGAATAAATCATTAGATAAAAAAACTAATAATCTAAAACAATTTAGAGGAGTTATAAAAACAAATTTAAATGAAATTAAAAAATTATTAGAACTTAAATTAAAAAAGAAAATCGAAGATCCCAAAAATCGTGAAGAAATTAAAATAATAAGTAATAAAATAATTAAATTACGCGAGGAAAATAAACGAATTAGAAATGATATCAAAATACATATGAATGCTAATGCTAATGCGAAACCAAAAGCTAATGCTAATGGAATAATAACAAAACAACAATATATAAATAAGATTAAAGAATTATATCCTCATTATGTTAATTTGCAAAGTTATAGTATAAATGAATTGAAAGAAATATATAACCGATATTGTCCTATTAATGTATTAGATTATCATAATAATAGTTGTTATTTAGATACACTACTTTTTGCATTATTTAATAAAAAAAATAAATATATTGAACAATATTTATTAAATGCCCCAGTTATTAAATATTCGAGCGCACCTCGTTCATTATATGAATATGGTAAACAAATTCAAGTAGAATTAAATAGATTATATAATGTCATATCATCACAAACTTCCAATAAAAAAGTAGAAAAATGTTCAGCCTTACGTAAATTATTTAAATCGTATAATGATTTATATAATAAACATGTAATAACTAATAATGAACTCATAGAATGGAAAGGATCGCAAACCGATTATAATGTTGTATTAAACATTTTTAATAAAATATTTAATATTGATAATTCATTAAAAGTAAAAATTACAACTAGTACTGACCGAATTGAAAATAGATTATTTATTGATTTTATTGCAAATGATTTATTAATAAACAATAATACAATTACTATTAAAAATCATTATTATGATATATTTACAGCAGATGGTAAAAAATACAAACATAAGATTGAATATTTAAAAGGTGAAATGTTATTTATGTATTTTAATCGCACATACGTAGATAATGCCGATGATTATACAGATGATAGGGCTAAAAAAATAAATAGTAAAATAATACCAGCAATCAAATTAAAATTAAAAGAAAATAAGAAAAATATTTATTTAAATTCTATTATTATTCATGACGGTTCTGGTAGAGGTGGACATTATACGTGTTTATATGATTGTAATGGTATTTGGTATAAATTCGATGATATTGCAACAAATAAAATAACTAAAATAGGAACATTTGACGATATTATAAAAAATAATAATTACACACAAAATATAACAGGATTATATTATTGGTAAAATAAATTAAAAAATTGTAATAAAATAATATGAATTCGAGAGATTTTTGTAATAATGTTGTTACTATACCGCAATATTCTAGTACTTGTTGGTTTAATGTAATTTTGATGTCGTTATTGTACAGTCAAAATTCACGAAAATTATTAATGAATAATGGAGTATTTAAAAAACGCAAAGATCAATTATCTATAGTTTTAAAGAAAATATTATACCATCATTATATTAAACATGACGATGTTGGAAACTATTTTAATGTTTTAAGACCTGAAAGTATATTAGCTTTATGTAATATCGAACCAAATGTATATAAATTTATGGTTGAAAATGGATGGATGCCTTATATATTTTTATCCAGATTTATAGATTTTATTGGTATGAATTGTTTAACAATAGACTATATTGATAATATATTATTTACTGGATTACATGAACATATTGAATATTATGTTACATACTACAACCAAATTAATGTATATGCTAATTTAAATAATCCAACTGATATATTTTTTCAGTTATTAGCTGAGAAAATGCGACAAAAAACCAATCCAGATTATATATGTATTAATTTATGGAATAATAATGAACAATATAATAATCCTTATTTACAAATATTTAATAGTTTTTTATATAATCCCATATTTTTTGAAAGATTACAATTAAATTACTATAGACCTTCTTATGCTAATCTACAAGAATTAAGAGATGAAATAATTTATAATGGATTTGTTTATAAATTAGATTCTTGCATATTAGGAAATTATGACATTAGCGATACTAATCACGCAATTTGTGGTATTAAATGCAAAAATAGAAAATATGTGTATAATGGATGGATAAGAGTTACAAATGATAAAGCTATGGCAAATGGAAATTATGGTAAAGATGATTTATTGCCATGTGAATTATTTCCATTTGATTGGAATATTCATGATGTTCATAATAAATTTTGTTTGAAACCCGATAAATGCAAATTGAGTCTAATAGGTAATTCAATAAACCGTAAATTATGTTTTTCATTTGGTAGAGGCACTAGAACATTAATTTATGTAAAACAAACTAGCAAACCATCTATTGACATGAATATTAAAACAACATCTGACAATCCTATTTTTTACACTTCACCAGCAGCTAAAAAAGAAGGACCGCCTGCTAAACCAATATTTTATATTTCTCCCGTTGCTAATAAAAAAGAAGAAGAAACTCCTCCTGTACCTAAAAAAGACGAAAAAGTATTATTAACATTAGATTTAAATGAATATAAAAATGTAATAAATACATATAATACTAAAATATTAAAAATAATAGAAACAATTAAAGAAACTAGAAATAAAATAAAAAAAATAAAAAATATATTAAAGTAGTTAATATATGTCAGCAAAACCACCAGCACCACCAGCACCACCAGCATCAGCACCATCAGCAGCAACATCAGCAACAACATCAGCAGCACCAGCAACAACATCAGCAACATCAGCACCAGCACCAGCAACAGCAACTAATATACTAACCATAGAAGATTATATAAATTTATATAAAATTAACAAAAGTATAGACTGTATTACTATATCAATTAATGATAAAATTGCTAATAAAAGTTTTACTGAAGAGACAATAATAAAATATACTGAGTTTATATGTATTATAACAATAAATATCTTTGAAAATTATATATATAAAATATATGGCGTCGATATCATCAAAGATACTCATATAACAACTGTTTTAACAGATTATGATACTGTTAATAAAACACTTAAGTCATTTAATAAGCAAGATAAATATACATATAATGTTATATATGTATTTTTAACAAATGCTAAATATTTTAATATTACAGATATTATAAAAAAAAACTTACATGAATCATTTATAATTGATATAAAAACATGTATAATTGATATAATAAGTCTTTTTACAGATATAAAATTTGATACAATAACTGATGAAAATAAAAAAAAAATAAGTAATATATTAGATGATTTTATTAATTTTGATTATGATATGTTGGATAATATAATAGAGAATATTAAAAATAATAATATATTATGTAAAATTGTATTTAATAATATTTACAAATTAATATTATCAATTAATGATACATCTATTATAATAGATGATATTGTTAAATCTAACGTAGAAAGTGAATTAAACCTATTAATTAATTGTAATTTTAAATTATTAGCAAAAATTATTTATAATGCTTATTTGAAGGATAATAATATTGATAATATTAAAAATTATATAAAAAATAAATTAAATATTATAAACGATATAAATAGTTTAAATCAATTTAAAGAAATTGATACAATTCCTAAACAATATACTATAAACTCAAATTATAATTTAAATTATATAGCATATTCCAGAACAAAACAAATTATTGAATATAATATAACAAATGAAATAAATTTTAATAAACCTAAAAATTATTTGAAGTGGCTTAGTAGTAGTTGTTATATGGATATTATAGTTTTTTCATTATTATATAAAAAAAATAAATTTATTTATTATAGTTTATTAAAAAAACCATTTGAAAAATATTATATATTGAGTGACTCGGTAAATACTAATATAAATATATTATATGATAAGTTATTAAATAATTTAGATGAAATATATAAATATATTCATGATAAAAACCAACTAATACTATTAAATGTTGGTGATTCAAAAAGTAAAAATAAATTAAGAAATACATTAAATGATATAAATACAATCTTAATTAGCGAAAAATATTATATTTCAATTAGTAAAAAACCAGAATACGCGGATATAAATTTAGATGAAGATGAAAATAAGTTAATAATATCAGGTTCTTCAAAAGAATATAATATACTTAATTTTGTAATATTATTATTTACTATATTTCAATTAAATGACCTTACTACTATTAAAAAAAAAGATAATACATTATATCATGATATTACAGTTAATATTCCTAAAAATACTACATACATATCACCTGATTCTTTTATAGATGATAATAAAGATAATGTTATTATAGTAAAAAGTAAATTATTAGTATTAAATAATCAAAATAATAAATCTATCGATGATAAATTAAAATATGATAAAGTATATCCACCTCCTTATTTAAAATTAGAATATAATACAGAATTAATATATTTACAATCGATAATATTACATTATGATAATGGTAATGATTCAGGTCATTATACGTGCTTATTTAATAATAATACAATATGGTATGAGTATAATGATCTGAAAGTTATAGATAACTATATCCCACCTAATAGAGGAACATTAGATGAAATTATTAAAAACCCTAAATATAATGATCGTATAGTTATGCTTATTTATTATTAGTTATAGCATAATATATATGATGATTTTGATAAAATATTTGGAATAATATCATCTGTTAATTTACATACTGATGTATCATCATATAATACATACTCTTTATTTGTTATACATATTGAATTATAATGACCACCGTCTATTAAACCATAATGTAATCCAATTGCTTGTAGATTGAATGTTAATGAAGGATTGAATGTTAATGAAGGATTGATATTAACAGAATCGTTATTTTTTTTATTATATTCATTAAAACGATTTAATGATATAAATAATATCTCAGGGTATTTATAAATGTCTAATTTTTTTTTATAATTGCAATTATTTAGGCATTTTTCACATTTCCATTCATCGGCATTTCTAATTTCTGCTATAAATTTCTTATTTAACAATTCACTTATTGACAAATTTTCACAAATATCTAATCCTATATATATGAATGGTTCATATGTTTTATTACAAAAACCACATCCAAGACATTCAATAGTATTTATATAAGACCCTTGAATATTTTTATAAATATCACTATATTTATTTTTATTGAATATTGAAATATTTTTATAATATTCATCTATATTTTCAATATTATAGGATGTTTCATCATGTATTTTTTCAATTAAAAATAAAAATAATTCACATATATCTATTTGTTCGCCAAAATTAAATATTCCTTTAAAAATTATATAAAAATTATGTATAAATCTATTAGGTGTTATATTTTGATTTTGATTTAATGCATTAAATAAATCTTTTAATTCGTATGTAATAGTTCCTTCAGTTGTATTTGAATTCATAATAATATTATTAATTTTAGGAGTTCTGTATAAAATCTGTATTAAACTATTAATAGCACAGGTCGAACCCAGATTAGCTAATCCGCCACCACTCATTAATATATATAAAAATTAATTTTTCCACTTATGACCGCAAATAATACAATTATAAAATTGGGTGATTGCTTCGTCACCACTTCTTGTTTGAAGTTCATAATATGAAATCTTATTATTTTTACATTTACCACATTTAATAGTATCGGTCATAGAAACTTGTTTAATTTCATAAGCAGCCTTAAATTTGAGTTTTTGTTTTTCAATAATTGCTTCCCATTTTTCTGGGAAAACTTCTTCACAAGACATATACGGTAATTTATGCGGTAAGAATTCTTTTTTATTTAATCTTTCCAATAACTTTTCATTTTGAATATAAGATTCTTTATTTAAATTAGAATAAATAGAGCGACCAATATTAATATAACTATCTGTGAATAAATCGCTAGACCATGATAATGGAATTTTTAGAGAATTAGCATAATCAATAGTTGAATTGAAAATTCCAATTTCTAAATCAGTTGCTTCAATTACAGATAAATGAATGTCATTTATTAATAAATCACGTAATTTATTTCTAATTTCATGTTTATTATTAGAATTGGTAGTCATTATATAAATAAGTTAAATAACAAATATATCATTTTTTTATATGATATATACTAAACATATAAAAAAATGATTAATATTTATTTAAAGATTATACAAGAAAGATATATAATTAAATGAGTTTCCCAATTTTACCTAAGAATGTTGATGTTTCAAAACTTAAATATGCTGAAGTTAAAACATTAGCATCTGGGTCAAAAAGTATTTATGTTAATTATGGAACACAAAAACTACGAATTCAAACACCTGTAATGTATATGCCATATGGTATTGGTGAAGGATTTGAAGATAAATCAAAGAAACAACTCGACGTCAAAAAGGATAAGAAATATGATATTACACTTTCATTCAAGGGTTATGACGAAAATTCAAAAATTCAAGTATTTCTTGATAAAATGCGTGAATTAGAAGGTGAAATTATTGATAAAGCATTCGAAAATCGCGAGCCGTGGTTTAAAGATGATTTCGATGGAAATAAAGCATTCGTTGCTCGTCTATTTTCACCGATTATTAAAGTTGATAAGGATCCAAAGACAGGTAAAGTTGTAGGTAAATATCCACCAACTATTCGTGTTAAGGTTCCTTATGATGAAGCGAATGATAAATTCAACTTTGATTCTCTTGATATGGAAAATAATGAAATTGATTTCCACAATATCATCACAAAACTAAAAGCAGGAAAAGCACAGCTTATTATTGAACTTACCGGAATTTGGATTGCCGGTGGTAAATATGGTTGCACATGGAAAATTGTATCTGGTAAATTTCAATTGTCTATGAGTAATAAAATGGCATTTATTGAAGATAGCGATACTGAAAAATTATCTAATGATGAAGAGGAAGAAGACGATGATGATGTTGATGCAGTAACTGATGCAGTTGATGATACTAAAATTGCAAATAGTGATGATGAAGAAACTGATATGACTTCTCAAATTGAAGTTAAAGAAACGCCTAAAAAAGGTGGTCGTGGAAGAAATGCTAAAAAATAAATAATAAAAATGCAATTATAAATGACATAATTATTCTCGCTAAAATAGTGGGTTCATTTTTGTCATTTAATAGTTGAACAAAACTATTAAAAATCATATTTAGAATGTTAAATGCCGTTGGTGTAGATAATAACATAAATAAAATAAATGCAAATACTGCAGTTCTTATTTTCATACCATATAAAAATTCAGGTAGTTGCTTTTTTTCTTTTTCCTTATTCATTATTATTTATATTAATTAAATATAATATATCTAATGAATTTAATAACATTCTATTTAATGAATAAACGGGAATTACACCAGGAGTTTCGATGTCAGATAGCCATTCAGGAATATTATTATAAAAATCATCACTATAAAGAGCAATTGCTTTTATAAAATTACAACATAATAAGAATTCATTCGTTCCATCCTCGAATAATTTGATAATTTCTCTTGCAAAATCATAAAATATATTATTGTCATTAATATCATTAAAATATTTAATATGATCTGGATTTTCTCTTGAAATTAATTTAAAAGTTTTTATAATATTCTTAATTTGATTTGATGTTAATTTTAAAAACCATCTTATATGATTGTAAAAACCAACCTTTTCTATTATTTGTGATACGTCTGTATATGCTTGATGTATTGATGTCCATTCATATTTTTTTAATGTATTTTTACGATTTAATTTAAAAAATTCAATATATTTATTTAAGTCGTTGATGAATGTAGATGGAAATTCTTGTTTTGTATATGGATTCCAATTGCCATTAGTATCAATAAAATATTTTAATTCAGTTGCAATAAAAAAGTAATTATTATTATTTTCATTATATATAAATAATGATTTCTTATTAATTTCACTAAGTGTTTCCATAGTAAATGGATCTTCAGTATTATTATAAGTAATATCTGGATTATAAATATATTTTTTCAATAATTTATATAAAAAAACTTTATGAATTATTTTAAATTTGACATAATTATTTTTTTCAATATTATATGTATTTAAATTTAATAAAAATACATCTTGTATTATTGTATTATTATTTTCCAATAAATTAAAATATTGATTATATAAATAATAATTGGAAAACAATACTTTTAATGTTGCTTTAAATATATATTCTTTCGTATATATTGCCGGATTATCATAAATATATTTAAAAATTTTATATATTTCATGTGAATTAATCTCATTTGTTCCAATAGCTTTATTTATAATTTCATATGCAATATTATTACAATTGCTATGTTTAATGCAATAATTATATAAACCATCGGCTAAATTAGTACAACAGCAACCCGAGTTATACATTCTGTATATGCATTTATTCATTTATTTTATTTATATAAAATAATCATTAAATAACTTCTGGAATTAAAATACCAGCATTAACATAACTAAAATAATCATAATATTTACCGTCTAATTCAACATATTTAACGCCTCGTTTTTGAACTACACGACCTTTACCTCTTTTTTGAACTTCCATTTTTTTATGTTTCATAATCTTATAATCGTTTGTAATATCATTAGTATATGAGAAATCATTATTATTAACACCAATAGCCCATTTATAACATTTAAAAGTATTTAATAATGGTTTATTCTGTTTAGCATTAATAACACAATCAAATGAAGCACTTTTCAACATATTCAAAAATTTATTAATTATATATTTCTTTTTATCAGCAGTTTGTAATATATGTTCATCAGTAGTTAAACCTTTATCATTTCTTTCAATATTGAAATCGCTTTCTTTTTGTTTTTTAGTAAATTTCATAATATAACTGAAAACTTGAACATTTCTATCTTTTAGAGGTAATGCTTGGTGCGAACATGAACGAATTGCACGTCCAATAACTTGTTCAATTCTTACATTATTCCAGAATGGCTCAACTAATAATACACGTCTTACGTTTTTTAATGAAATACCTTCTGCTCCACTCTGAGTAATACAAAATAATTTAACTAATTTTCCATATAATTGTTCTGGATTTTCTGGAAGCATTTTTTTCATTTCATTCGTAATATTACTATAATCACTATTAAATAAATTCATTAATAATTTTGTCTTTTCTTTATCTTGATCAAAAATAACATATCTTTTATTATCATATTTTTCGTCAAATATATCATCATCTGCAAAATAATAATCCATAGCTACTTTTTTTAATTCTATTTGTTTATAACCTTGACGATTTAAGACATCTGATAATATTCCTAAACCTTCTACTGATCTAAATGCAGAGTATACTAAAACTGAACCAGGTGAATTTTCAATATCTTCAACTATTTTAGCGAATTTTGGACTATGATGATTTTTCAAATTTTCTAATGTTAATGCATCACTACGATTCAATTTATCCATCATATCTTTTAATTGATTTGTATATTCATCTGCTATATTTGTTTCTTTTTCTGGTTTATCTTCATCATCACTATCATTTGCTTCTAAATTTTTAAAATGTTTCTTAATATCTTTAGGATATATACGTGTGATATTTTCAGGAAAACTAAAATTACATATGGCTCGTGTGAATGCACGATAAACAGATGAATTTTCAGTAAATAATCCACCTTTTCGCTTATTTAAATCTTGTTTTAATTCATAATTTCTGGCTTCAACGTAATTTTTAAATTGGCTATCAGTCATATCTAATATTCTAACTTCTGATGGTAATACGGATGGGAATAAATCACTACCACTAATACTATAATAACTGACTGTTCCTAAAATACGACGCATAAATAAGTCTTCATTAATAACGGATGGATTATCTTCATCTGTAGAATTTAAAAAATATTTATTAAAATCATCTTTTGAATTTGGTAATGCATTATAATTAAGTATTGAATATCTAATACCTATTTTAATTCCTTTTAATTCATTCAAAGAATTAATAATATTTTCGAGCATTTTATCAACGGTCACACCCCAATTTTCTTTAATTATCATATTGTCGGCATTACGTTTATAACCTTTGGGTAATAATGATATTAATATTTTTCTATTTTCATTATCAATATTAAATTCATCAATATAATTAATTGTTGTATTTAATTGATTTTGAAATTCTTCAGTTGTCATAATTTTAGATGCTTTTGTATAATTTAATTGATATACATTCATATAACCTCTAATTAAATTAATAAGTGTTGCAATTTCATATGGATTATTGATCATAGGCGTACCTGATAATAATATAATCTTCATATCGCGTGCGTTCATTAGATGATTATAAACAGTTCTAGCTAATACACTACCATTCACAACACGACTAATGAAATTATGAACTTCATCAATAATTACAAAAGAATTATCGAATGGTGATGTTCCTAAACTTTTAATTAATTTTGCAGATAAACCATTATAACTTATAAATGTATATCTATTTTTAATAATGTGAGATGTCATAGCACTTATTGAATGTTTATCATCAGTCGATGATGTCTCTCTAATTATAATAGCGTCTGGTATATCATTTTGATATAATGGAACCCATACTAGACCATCTTTTTTAATAATAGTTTTTTTTATTGCATATTTACTTTCTAAAACATCTAATGAATTTTTATTAGTTTTTAATAATTTCCAATCTTTTAAATTTAATCCAATTGAACTAATTTTTAATATTTCATTTTCATAATTGACAGCTAAAGAAGCAGGACTTAATACGAATATTTTCTTTTTTTCAATATATCCTTCAGCCGCAGCAATTGACGCACCGGATTTACCAGAACCCAATTCGTGATATAATAATGCTCCACGATATGGACTATCAAATTGCATATAATCTTTAACAAATCTTTGTTGAGGAAACAATTTTATTGAATTATCTTCTTTTAAATCGCAAACATCACCATCACATTCGCATTTAGGCTTTTCAATAATAGTGGATAAATAATTAGAAGGTTTGAATGTTTTATAAATTTTTTCATTATAACCAATTCTATTAGGCAGTACCCATTCGACTGGTTTCACTTCATTCGCCATTTTCTATTATTATATAAATATAAATAATAATATATATTTGATGACATTAAAAATAATTATAGATAGTCGAGAGACACAATTATATAATATTTTAATTGAAAGAGATTTAGATAAATATTCTATTGATATTTCAAAAGAACAATTGGAATTAGGTGATATTCGAATAATTAGTGATAATATTGATTTTATATATGAACGCAAAACTATGAATGATTTATTATCGTCAATTAAGGATGGTAGATATAAAGAACAAAAACACAGATTATTAAGTAATCATAAGAATATTAATTATATTATTGAGGGTAGTGATATTATTTCATCAAATAATCATCATTCGCAAAGTATATTAACGAGTGTTTATTATCATTCGATGTATAGAGATGATATTAAATTATTATTTACAAAAAATATAAATGATACAGCAACATTATTATTATTAATATCGACAAAAATAATAGATAATCCATCTAAATTTATAAAAACAGATGAAAATAAAGAATATATTGATGTTTGTAAGATTAAATCAAAAAAAATAGAAAATATAGATAAAGAAACTTGTTATTTATTGCAATTATCACAAATACCCGGAATTTCTAAACAGATTGCTAAAAACATTAAAGATATTTATCCAACTTTAAATATCTTATTGAAAAAAATAAATGAGAGTGAAAATCCAACAGAAGTATTAATTAAAATACCTAATATTGGAAAACAAAAAGCAGCAAAAATTATTGAATATTTAATTTAAAAAAATGATATTAATAATCATTATTATTATAAATGAATAATAAATCTCCATTAAGATATCCTGGTGGTAAAACACGAGCTTGTAAAATATTAGATGAAATAATAAATAAATATTTTGATATTAGCACATTCAAAGTAATTATTTCGCCGTTTTTTGGCGGCGGTTCATTCGAATTTTATTTGCAAAATAAATATAATTTACCATTAATAGTAAATGATAAATTTACACCATTATTTAATTTCTGGATGCAAATAAAAATAAATAAAGACTTATTGAGCGATAAATTAAATAAAATTACATCAATTACTAAAGATGATTTTATAAGATATAGAAGTAGTATTATGAATATGAATGACAATATGATAGAACAATCTATATATTATTTTATTATAAATAGATGTTCGTTTAATGGTTCAACATTATCTGGTGGATTTTCATTAGAAGCTAGTAAAAAACGTTTTACAACATCATCAATAAATAAAATAAAATTATTAGATCTGAGCAAAACAGATATTTATAATCAAGATTTTTATGATTTTCTTATTGACAAAGAAGATTTTATATATTTAGATCCACCATATTATTTAGAAAAAAACTCGAAATTATATGGTAATAATGGCGATATGCATGAAGATTTTAATCATTTATTACTACACGACATAATAATAACAAAAAACAATTGGATAATAACATATAATAACTGTGATTATATAAAAAATTTATACAAGGATTATATAATAATTGAAGATATACGATGGAGCTATGGTATGAATAAAAATAAACAATCAAGTGAAATAGTTATAATATCTAAACTTTTAACATAAAAAGATAGACTGTCGCCATTTTAATTTATAATATTTTAAACTTTTTTTATTAATATCAGTTAATGGACGATTATATAAGTATACCATAAATGCTACTGATATTAATAATCCACCAACAATCATATTTTTTAAATAAATATTATTAAATTATTCTTATATATATAGGATTTTAAATTGGATGTTGTGGGGTTCGAACCCACGCTGTGCATAGCACAATATCCTCTTAAGGGATACGCCTTAAACCACTCGGCCAAACATCCTATATATATTACAAAAATAAATAAACCAATACTATCAATTAAACATCTTACTTAAGGTAATTATATTAATAATATAATCTTTATATCCTTTTTTTTTACTATATAAATATTAAAACAATTATTTATATAATGTCAATATATATAGGAAGACAGATTACGAACGATGAATTAAATGTTTACAATTCATCAAATAAATTATATTTAAAAAGTAAAACTTCGTCAAATTTGTTATATATTAATTATCATGGTGATTCTTTTAATGATGGTTGTATTGTTTTTAAGAATGATTATCAATTTGGATATATTAATTCAAAATTAACATTCTATAATAGTAGTAATTTATTAACAATCGATAATGCATCAATAATATCATATAAAAATGTTATTTTAAATTCGAATTTAGAAATAATAAATTATTATAAAACTTCAAATAATATTAATTATTTTAATAATAATATTTTATTAAATTTTAATAATAATTCTAATAATTCATTAAAAATTAAGTTTAATGATACAACTGAATTAATTAATATAACATCTAATGATACTATCATAAAAACACCAAATATACACGCATCAAATTTATATATACAACAAGATTGCGTTTTATACACTAATTTTATTGATAGTCCAAATATGGATCCTGTTGTTATTCGTAATATGGCTTTTGCAGAAAGTTTAAGAATTATTACTGCTAATATAGTTCATTCATTAAAAATAGATACTAGAATCATATTTAATAATTATGCTAATCTAATGCCTAATGATGCTATGAATTTAATATTACCATTCGATTTAACTTCATGGAGTAATTATTTAACTATTAATAATATTAATGAAAATGATTTATTTTTTACAGCACCTAATATAAATATTAGTAAAATAGCCACTAATGAGATTGGTGGTAGCAATATATTAGAATTTAAAGTTTATAATCAAATTGATGCAACTATACCATCTAAAGTATTATCAATTAATAATAAAGGTTATATTAATATTGGTGATACGAATGAACTAAATACTCCATTATTTATAAATATCAATCCAATACATTCGAATATAATTCAATATATTAACAAAAATAATTCTAATAATAATTTTAGCGTAGGTTCGAATGGTTATGTTAGTATTGGTTCTAGTAATTTATCACCAAATCAATTATCAATTACCAGATATAATGTTAAAGATACTAAAAATACTGATTTAATTTCCTTAAATATAAATTATGATAATACGTTAGGTATATATAATTCAGCCGATACAATAAATATCAAATTTATAAATAATGATACTTTAACTGATTTTAATATAATTGAATATGGATATGATAAATATGTAATAACTAATAATTTTATTTCAAATAATATAATTGAAAATATTTATAATAATGTTAATCATTATATTGAGATAATACCAATAATCCAATCAATACCATTAGATTCAAATATGCATATAACATATCCAATAAATGGTTTTAATATTACTTCAAATATAAATGGAAATTCAGTAGATATTATGATATATCCAAGTGTAATAACGATACCATCAACATTTATAACATCTAATTATAATAAATTCATAAAATCAAAAATAATAAATCAAATACCTATTTATTATAATTTTTATATTTATAAATCAACTTTCACATATAATTATAATAATTTAAATAATGTTCCATATAAAACAAATACCTCAAAAGTATTAACAGCTTCATTAAATAGTAATATAGTATATTCAATATCTTCGAATGGTAATGTAGGAATAGGTACTAATTATACAGATAAATATAAATTATATGTTCCTGAAAATGGATTAATAAATAATTTAAATTGTAGTATAATATCTAATTATTTAACTAATAATATATCTTTTTCATCAAATAATTTAAATAATATCAATACCATAAATACAATAAATATTAATAGTTGTAATATAACATCCATTTCAAATATTTTAAATAATATCAATAATAATTATTGTTATGTTAATTGTAATCTCAATATAGCATCTAATGCATTTTTAGATGTTAATTCTATATCTTCATTCGGATATTCAAATGTATTGAGTAATTATATAATTAATGTTAATATACCATCTACGGGAAATGGAAATGCAATTTCTATTTACAATCAAAATAATAATATAAATCCTAATATTTCATTATATGGAAGTAATTTATTATCGTACCCATTTATAACATTTAAAAATCTTGTTAATAATACAATAATTAAAATAACAACTGATAATAATTTTGAAATAAATACAAGTAATTCAACGTCGTCAAAAACATATTCAGTAATATATAATAATATTAATAAAAACTATGTTTCATTATATGATAATAATCTTTCCATTTTTAAAGATAATGATAATAATGTGAAAATATATGTTGGCATGCCTAAATTTAATAATAATGATAGTATACCAGCTATAGACTGGTTTAATAGTATTTCTAATATTGGATTACAATCATCCTATCCATCATTAAATACATATGGTGATTTAAATATGCGAAATACTTATAATAATTCAATAATAACATCAGCTACTTATAATACAGGTGTTAATGCAAATACATCATATATAAGAATTGGAATGGGAACAACCCCGCCATTATCTACAGATGTTTATGATATGAATGTTAATTTAGAAACTAATTTTTCAGGTAATGTATATATAAATAGTAATTTATATATTTCAGGAACTGTATTAACGCCGTCTGATAGTAATATTAAGACTAATATAAAAAAAATTATAAATCCTATAGATAAAATATCTACTATTAATGGTTATACATATACACGTATAGATACTGGCAAACAAGAAACAGGATTATTAGCACAAGAAGTAATAAATATCTTACCTGAAGTAATAACTTATAATGAAATTACGAATTTTTATAATATATCATATGGTAATTTGTGCGGTCTGTTAGTTGAAGGAATTAAAGAATTGAATGAACGTGTAAAAACATTAGAAGAAAAATATAAGAATAATAAATAATAAATAATTATTATTTATTTGAATTATTTGTAATCATGTTAAATGATATTCTCATCGTTTATATAAATGATATAAATTATACCAGAGGTTTAATGGTTATTTCATTATATTTAATATTTGATATTTATAAAATTTATTATAATTGCAAAAAAATAAAAGAAGATATTAGACATACGAATGCATTATTAACGTATATAACAAGAGATATATCACTTATAAATAATAAATTGCGATTACAGCGTTCATCGTCTCATTAGAGTTTTTTCTTTTTGTAACAACAATCAATATTATTTTTGTTTTTTCTAATTTCATATCCATCTAATAAACATTTTCCATCAACCGGAATACGCGGTTTAGGACAAGAATTAGGTTTATTACGAATTTTATAACAACATTTAAATTTTAATTTATTTAATTTAATTTCATATCCATCATCACATTTATCACCATTAGGACGTCGTTTTTTAGGACATGTATTAGTAATTTTTACTTTCTTTTCATTTATTTTTTTTCGTAATAAATATATATCATCATCTTCATTAGATAATATTTTTGAAGATTTAGATTTATATTCAGGACTTTTACTTAATTTCTTATATAAATAATAATCGATTGCTATTTTTTTTAATATTTTTAATATTTTATTTATAATCTTAAGTTTATTTGGTATAATACGATCATAAATACGCTCATCACATGTTTCATATATATTACCATTTTTTCGAGGAATCGAAACATAATTATGAATAACTACTGTTCTTCTTAAAAATGGATGGTTTACAGGAATATCTTCATGTGATTTATAACGGATGCATCGACCTTCTATTTGTTCTTTTGCTGATGCATTCCATACTGGATCTATTTGATGTAAATGTTGAATATGTTTAAAACTAATACCTTCTTTAATAGATGGTGAACCTAATATTACTTTTATTAATTTACCATCCATATTTTCAGGTTCATTTAAAATTTGTTTAACTTTTTGTTTATTCAAATTATTCATCGATCCATCCCATAATACATAAGTTTTGAATGGTTTGATTTCATTATTATCAGTATAATTAACCCATCCATTTCTATCCAAATATTCTTTTATTATATGTAAACAACGCGATATAAAATTAGAATATACTAGATGTTTTCCCGAATCTTTAGTATTTATATATTTAAATAATTTATCTAATTTGGGTGCATATTCTTTCAAGTTTGATAAAATCTTATCAATTTCATCAAAATCATATATAGAAATACTTATTTGACGTTGTTTTATTAAAAATATTTCTTTTTCGTCATCATAATCATCATCTTCAGCACCATTAACAATAATAGACGTCTTAATATCCTGTGTTTTTGAGAATGGTATTTCATCTCTTTTTAATTCAACGCTCGGGAAATCACCCTTATTTTCAATCTCATAATAACTGATTTTATCTTTTATATAAGGGAATAAATCACTAGCCTTTAAATCCTTATTATCATCTTTAATTGGATTTTTATTTAATAATTTTACTAATTCTAGAAATTGGGCGTAATTATCAAATACTGGCGTAGCAGTTAAAAAAAACATTTTACATGTTTCATCTGCATATCTGCTAATAAGTCTCATAATTAATGAACGAACATTTTTTACATTTTTCTTAATTTGATTAAAATTATATGTGTTTATTATGGTTGTTTCATCTACTTTAGATGCAATTAAATTATGAAATTCGTCAATAATTATTATTTTATTTTTAGTTAATTCTTTTATTGTTTGTTTTAAATTTGTTGATTTCTTACATAAATTTGTTATATATTCATATGAATATATTGAATAATTTTTATTTATTTTTGATGCAAAAAATTTGCGTAGTTTTTTTAATTCTTCTTCTGGTGTATTAATATTATTATATAAATCTAATTTTTGTTTATAAGATTTACAAATAATAGGTATTAATTCATCTATATAATTTGTTTTCAGACGTGCAGGTAATATTATAATAGCTTTCATTTTCTTATGATTTTTCATAATTTCTTCAGCTATTAATATAGACGAGCGCGTTTTTCCAGTACCAATACCATGATATAATAATAATTTATCAATATTATCATAATTATCTTTAACATAATTTTGTAAAAAAATTTGTTGTTTCAAATTAAATTTTTCATCATCTTTGTCAACTATTTTTTTATATAATGAATATATTTTCGAACGCATTCTAATATTTATTTATATTATTTATATAAAGACCAAAAATTTGGTCCTTATATGATTTTTTAGATTAGATGAATGAGAGCTTCTCGTCGTCAATAACAACGTTTAATTCGCGTTTGAATTCCTTGTTATACAACTTCTCATAGAAACATTCGCGCGCATAAACATTCTTATTCACTCTATAACCACCATTCACCGTCTCATTACAACATTTGCACACAACAACACCACACTTGATATATGCGAATGGCGCATTCACAATATGCCACGAAAATCGCCGATTAATCATCTTAACAACACGACCGACGATATAAGGTTCCTCAATTTTCAATCCACCAGTCAATTCAGTCTTCATTTCATACATGTCGAGAGTAATCCTTGTAATTTCGCGTTTCCTTTCAACCTCATCTAAATCATCGATATATGTTCCAGTCGTCGAAGAATAACGAATACCATTTGCATCTTTTACAAATCCGTTGCAAAGCATGTCGAGGTTATTGAAAGGCGGCTCAATATCTTCACATTCCTTCTCTGTATTCGCATACGGATAAGATATGTCGATGGTAAGACGCGAATCAACGATGAGCTGCTTATGCATGATGAGCGAATAAATGCCCGTATACGTCGCATCATTATTCCTAACAACCAGGACATCACCGAACGAATGCAACTCATCGATAAACCTATCCGCGATTTCCTGACGTTTGAAATAAATGTCGATATCATTCGGGGCAGTCATGCGACGTACTGAGCTTTTGTGAATTTTAGCATTATAGAAATCGCTTTCAGCATTACCTTTGAGGTAGTAGTTCTGTGTGTAATAAGTCGCAATCATTTTATCGCGAATATAACCACCATAAACAACACCACCATATGCATAAGCGACGCTCTCAATATCCTCATACGACATAGTATTTGTATGTAATAATAATTAATTACGTAAGTTTCATTTTTTTCTAATTAAAAGATAATTATGGAACAAATTTATTTAGAGAGATGGTATTTAGCCTATAATTTTATAGTAGGAAGTGTATATTTACTATGGATTTATTTAATGCAATATAATGGCTGCAAATGTTCTAAAACTTTATTAGAAAAATTAATTCATATTTATTGGTATATTATATTTATATTAGATATACTAATTTTTTTTAATGTTTATAGTATTGATTCATATTATTTAATAGTATTAGGTAATATATTAGGTTTAGGTAATATTTATATGACTTATAAATATATTCAACAATTGGATGAAAATAAATGTGGATGTTCTGATAATGTCTTAAAAACTTTAATAATACTCATATATATGATTACAGTAATAATGATAATGGTATATTTCATTTTTATTATAATAATATATATATCAAATAGATATTTCAAATAATTTATGGATTTATTTAATATATTTACAATATTTAATATAATTTTTATTATAGTTATTGGATTATTTATATTAAATTGGATAAATCATATGGATCTTATTAAATGTAATTGTAGTAATAATAATAGTAAAGTTTTTATAAAAGCTTGGTGGTTTTTCTTAATTTTATATTATAGTTCTATATTAATTATTTATGTTCTTACTAATAATAATCAATCATTAAGCGATTTTATACAATTTAATAATATAATTTTGAGTATGAATTTAATAATTGGTATAGTTGCAGTAATAATGGTAATAATTACTTATAATTATATAAATAATCTTAAAAAAAATAATTGTAATTGTAGTTCAAGTAAATCGCAGGAATTATTATTCCTTTATTCAAAAATAAATATAGCAATTATTGTAATAGTAGTCATTATATTCATATTATTTCTTATTTATTATGTTTATATTTAAAACTAAAATTAAATAAAAATGATTATTTGATTTTGAATTACCAATTATCATGCCTGATTATCTTCATACCATTAGCAGAATTTCAAATAATGCCGAAAATAAACAAATCAAAGTTTATAATTCGATACTCGATATTTATTATCATTTCAATAAGTTGAGTGATAATGTAAATAGGCAAATGAAAATGAAGTATGATAAACCACTAATTCTTCTTGGGAAGTTTAAAATAAACTACAATAAGAATGAGAGGTTTTTGAAAGAAATAATATTCACATCTTCAGAGGTATCAATAACAATCAAAGGTTCTTTTGCAAAAATAAACGATGCTATCGTATATCATAAGCATCGCGAAGTTTTCATTAGTGTTGCATAAAAAACCATTCATATATTAATTACAAATTTTTGTAATTCTAATTTCTTATTATTATATAGATAATATGCCTAGTAAAAAATCTGTGTCTGTTTCAAACTTTGAAACACGTATTAAACAAGATAAATATAGCTCATCTGGTCCCTTAATATTTGGAATGGTATTAGGTATAGTTATTTCTATGTTTATTTTAAATTGGTTAGTTAAAATAAGTAAATGCCCTTGTGCGAATTTACCAGAAAAAGAATGGATTAGAGAATGGATAATGTTTATTATAATATGGCAAATAATCTCATTATTAGTATATATAGCTAATGATGGTGTGCCGATGGTTTATACTAATATAGTAGTGGCTGTATTGAGTATAATAGTAACTATAATAAATATTGCAAATATTATTCGAATATTCATTTATATTCGAAGATTAAAAGAAATTAATTGCGATTGTGGATTAACACTCCAAGAAAATTTTATATATTATTGGATTATATTTGCATTTGCAGTTTGGGGATTAATAGCATTTTTTGGAATTATTGCACTTTTAATTCGATTATTTTCTAATTAACTTAGTTTATTATTAATTTCAACTAGTAGAGCATAAATACTATTAAGACTTACTGGGTTATTGCGATTATTAACAGTCATTTGTCTCTTCTTTTTGTTTGCTTGATATGCCTGAATATCTTGTGTTGTTACCTTATATCTGTCAGCTGCTTGTTCAAGAGTAATATTACAATCTTCCTCAATTAGAGCAAGAGCTTTGATGATAAGTCTAGTTTTAATACTACCTGCAGTCCGTTGCAGATGTTTTGCAACATCATCAAATGTGAGACCCTCATTAACTTTGTCAATTAGAACATTATCTTCTTCAACCTCCCATTTGAGACCAGCGCGAGAGGTCTCAGGATTCTCTCTTTGCTTGCGGAGTTTTTCCTGATATAATGTATAATTTGAGTAGTTTGTCATATTTATTTAGGTTTTTGCTTCCTATTTAATTATTTAATATAATATTCTTATATAGTTTTTATATTGAAATAAGAAATGGCTTAATTAGATTATTTACGAACGGTTTAGAAAATTTTAAATTATTCTTTTCTGCTAAATATATAATTAATAATGCAAACGAATACATATCATAATGTTTAGTTAATGTATGTAAATTTACATTTTTACTAATTAAAAGAGACGCACTAGCATTACTTTTAGCCTCCATAATTTTATATGATTTTAATTTATATACCCAATTATATAATTTATTATCTTTTGATTTGAAAATATAATAAAATATTTTAAATATAAATAATGATAATCCTAATGAATAAAATTTGATTGGATGATTGAACATAAAATTACCACCTGTTCCTCTTACAAATGATTTAAAACGATTATAAATACTTCCTGATAAATCCCAATCAATCAATTTATATTTATTATTACAATAAATAATATTATCGGCTTTTATATCATTATGAATATATTTACTTTTTTGTAAAATTAATAAACTTTCATATATATCATTTATAAATTTATTAAATTCTTTTTGTGTAAATTTAATATTATCAATCGTTTTATAACATCTTTCCTGAAATATATAAAATCGATGATTAAATGATAATGCATATATATCAACACCATGATATTTAAATATAGGTTTTATAGTCGTATAATAATTTAATTTGTCATTATAAATTTTTGCGAGTTTTTTTATTGATATAAATTCATTCTTAAAATTGCGTTTATCATTCCCAAGAAAAATATTACCTCTCTTAAATTTTTTAACTATAAATTCTTTTTTATTATATAATAATTCCAATATTTCATTATAATCATAAACTCTAATTTGTTTATGTAATCCATATAATAATAATGATGATGGTTTTTTATAATTTATATAATTGTATAAATTACATTCTACGTCTTTTTTCGAATTTTCACTAAATACATCCATAGTAATTCCCTTATATCCTTCGTTTATGTATTTACCACCTTCTAAAATCATTATCTTTACTAATATTAATATATGAATTTTATATCATCCATAACAATAGCATATATCTTATTTGTATTATTAGATTTTTCATGGATATTTATGAATTTTGATTATTATATGACGTTATGTAGAAAAATACAAAAAGAACCATTCGTTGTTAAAATACCACCAATTATTTTAGCATACATCATATTATTTATTGCATTTTATATATATATCACACATATATTATTTATTATTAAAGATAATAACACATATAATAAATATGGAATTGCTATTATCTATGGTCTATTATTTGGATTAGTTATTTATGGTACTTATAGTTTAACCTCATGTATTTATTATAAAAATTATACATATTATGATGCATTCAAAGATACTTTATGGGGTATGATATTAATGTCAATAACAGGTGTAATATTTATGAAATTATATAAAAAATAATCATATATATTAGATAATGTATTTAAAATTTTTTATAATTATTATCAATTCGGTATCGTGTTTTATTTTACCACAAATTGTGAGGGAATGGCATGTTATCGGTATTGATAATAATATTAATAAAATTAAACCATATACATTCAATATTGGTAAATTACCGATGGTTTTATGGTATAATAATAACGAACCACAATCAACTATTAATATTTGCAAACATTTAGGAGCTACTCTTAATAATGGTATTATTAATGATGGTTGTCTCATTTGTCCTAATCATTTTACAAAATACGATAAAAATAATACAGTAGGAAATGTAATATCTAAGAATGGTTTATTATGGTGGAGTTATAAAAGTTATTCAAAATCACCACCAACATTATTTAAAATGAATAACACTTGTCAAAGTTATATTGATATTAATGTTAATCTTGTAAATGTTATTTTAGAATTTGTTTATAGTGCAAACATTATTAAAGTTAATAATGTTCATAATAAATATTATTTTACTGAAGATTTGTATAATACTAAACATAGATATTATTATAAATACCCATATATTCTCAAAGGTTCTATCAATAAAAATGTTAATTATCTTATTAATTTTTTACCATTAGATGACAATAAAACACGTATTTATATTACAACGAACAATAATGCAGACAATAAGATTTTTATTAAATATTTTTTAAATAATAAATTAAACAATCTTAAGAATTACAATAATAACAATAATTTGAAAAACATGATGATTTTAAAAGATGAAAGTATTAATAATTATATGAAAAAAATTTATTTGACATTTGATAAATATTCATTTCCTAATGATTTTACAGTTTCCAATTTTTACAAATACCGACAATTTTATTAAAAATTGATTTTTTTTTATGAATGTTCATTATTTTAATTATGGATATTGAAGATATTATCAAAGTTGGTTTAACAACCGAGCAAATAGAAATATTAAAATTTGAATTAACTAATAATACATTCGAATCAACATTAAAATTTATTAAATATATTCAAAAAACTTATAAATTTAATTGTAGTAAAATTGATTTAATTAAAATTTATAATGATTTAGGATATGATGATTATAATTTAAAAAAGAAATTAATAAAAAAAATACAAAAATCACAATCAGGTATAATTAGTATTACTGTTTTAACTAGCGGAACTCCTGAATATACTAATGCAAATGGTGAAAGAATTAAAGGAACTTTTAGTTGCCTTCATAATTGTTCATTCTGTCCTAATGAAAAGCCATCAATTGACAATAATTGGACCCAGCAACCCAAAAGTTATTTATATACAGAACCTGCTGTATTGCGAGCTAATCAAAACGATTTTGACCCAATTAAACAAATGAATTCTCGCATATCTTCCTTAAGTCGAATGGGGCATCAAATAGATAAAATTGAATTACTGGTATTAGGAGGAACATGGAGCGAATATCCAAAAGAATATCAGGATGAATTTATTACTAAATTATATTATGCAGCAAATGTTTATGATGATGAGATTAAACGTGATTTATTATCATTAGAAGAAGAAATAACAGCTAACGAAACTGCCAAAATACATATCATAGGTTTAACATTAGAAATGCGAAGTGATAGTATTTCAATAAGAGAAATTCAACGATTGCGCAGATTTAATTGTACTAGAGTTCAATTAGGTATACAACATACGAATAATGATGTATTGAGAATGAATAATCGTGGTGAGACGGTTGAAAAAACAATAAAAGCTATTAAATTATTAAAAAATAATTGTTATAAGATTGATGGACATCTTATGCTTAATTTATATGGTAGTTCTGTTGAAAAAGATAAAATAATGATGGATGAAATTTTATATAATCCAGATTTACAATTAGATCAGTTAAAAATTTATCCATGTGCTGTGGTTCCATTCACTAAAATTAAAGAATTATATGATAGTGGTGAATATATCCCATACGATGATAAATATTTATATGAATTAATTAAAAATTTCAAAATGAATATTACTAAACAATTTAGAATTAATAGAATTATTAGAGATATATCAGGTCATTATATTCAAGGTGGATATTCACAACAATTCGTAAGTATTAGACAAAATTTAGAAAAAGATATGAAAATTAATAATTGGAGATGTAATTGTATTCGTTGTAGAGAAATTAAAGGAAATATTATAGTCGGTGATATTTCTTTAAAAATAATGGAGTATGATGCTAGTGATGGTAAAGAATATTTCATATCTTATGAGAATGACGATTATTTGATTGGATTTTTAAGATTAAGATTAAATACAAATAATCAAAATATATTACCTGTATTAGAAAATTCAGCATTAATAAGAGAATTACATATATATTCTACGTTATCAAATGTTGGAGGTAATGACGAATATTCTTTACAACATAAAGGATATGGAAAAAATCTAATTATAAAAGCTGAGGAAATTGCAAAATCTAAAAGTTTTAGCAAAATGGCTATAATCGCCGGAACAGGTGCACGCGGATATTATTCCAAACTAGGATATACTCTTATAGACACATTTATGATGAAATCATTATAACATTATTAATTTCATTCTTAATGGAATTGAAAATACTGAGTCACTAATACTAGTTCCGGATACTAAATATTCATTATATTTAGTTTTAAATGTAGTAAATTTGGCTGAATCAGCTTCACTACCGGTTGCTGGATAATATTCTGCATATTTTATTAGTGTATCACAAAATTTAATATTAGTATATAGTATATTCCATGTGCTTGCATTAAATATTAAAGATATATTATCGTTAGCATCGTTTAATTGTATAAGTGTTATATCAAGTGCTTCAAAATTTCCACCATTATTTTCATAAGCACCAGAAATTTTGCTACCACCAGAGGAATACGTCCCGTAATGCCCATTTGAATGAATTATTAAATAACCTGTCCAAAATTTTTTAAATGTACGTGGAAAATATGTAGAAGGTTTTTTTAAATCAAATATATTCATATCAAAATAAACATAAGCAAGAGCAATTGCATTATTTGGAATATAGTTCTTGTTACTAATATCAGTTATACTTGTAGATAATATTAATGGATCAAAATATAATATCTCGTTATCAAGTTTATCAGGGGTATAATGTTTATTTTGGTTATCGGAAACTTTATCATAAACTTTTTGGGAATCATAGCTTAATTTTTTAATGTATTTAGCAGTTATTATTAATATTTTAGGACTATCAACAGTAGTTTTTTCAATTTCTAATTTACTTGATAAATCTTTAAAAGTACTTAAGTCAGTATTACAATAGTTGGTCGTCATAATCTAATTTATTAAATATATATTTATTTAAATATTTTTAAATTATATAATTTTATATTATTTGATAATGTATTTATATTAGCATAATTAAAATTATATATTATTTTAGTTGATTGTTGTATATTATTTATATTACTTTTTATTTTTTCACTATTATATATACTAATTAAAATACCAATAACATTTTTATTAATATTATATTTAATATTTAAATAAGATTTAAATATATATTGATTATCGGTATTTCTGATAATCAAAGGATTATCCCCTAATACATATTTACCATTTTCAGTTGTAATTGGTATATCTATATTATTATATTTATTATGCTTAAAATAATCTTCTGCAAACTTGCCAATAAATTGATAATCCGTATTATAATTATAATTATATTCTAATCTAATATTATTAGGTTTCAATATACTATATGTACTATCGGGTTTATATGAATCAACATTACTTGAAAAATTAATATGAAATATATTATCACATCGTCCATTATCGTTATTATCTTGCCTTGGTGTTGCGTGTATATCATATTGATTTGTTCCGGTCATTATATAATGTATGCTATTTTTTGCATTATTAACTTGATATTTATATGTATCAGGTATTAAATTAGCAAACCAATTATATATATTTGATAAATAACTTGTATCAACTATCGGACTTTTAAGATAATCATCATTATCTCTATGTATAACATCTTTAACGACTGCATCATTATTTTTCATATTTTTTGATAAAGAAGTTAATGATATAATACCATATATAATTCCACCTAATATTATAGCCATCATTAGAATAAATAATATAAATCTAGCAACTGAACCTTCACCTATATTTGCAAATTTAAAAAATGTATCTGAAATTGTAATATATAATTTGTAAACAGCATATGATAAAGATTTACAAATATCAATTATTTTAGCCCAAAATTTACCAAATAAATATATATATTCTTTATATAATTTATTATTAGCAATATTAAGTTTATTTTCAATAGATTTTTTAAATCGGTCGTTTTTATCTAAATTTTCAATATCTTCATTTTCAAAATCTTTTTTTTCTCTATTTAATCTCTTATCATATTCAATTTCTTTTTCTAAATTTTTTAATATTTTATCATATCGTTCTTTTATTAATTCAATTTCGCTTTTTTTATAATTCTTCAAACGTTCACCTAATAAAAAACCAGTATTGGGGTCTCCATCGTATACGCCACCAGTTTTAAATACTTTTTTTTTCGCCATATTTTTCTATTTATTATAAATAAATGAAATTAATATATATATTAATTGCTATAATAATATTATATACTATTTGTTATTATATCTTTCCAAGTGAATTATCTATCTTACAAACGAATATAGATAATTTCAATTTTTCATTATTATCGAAAAGACAACCAATCGTTATTAGTGATTATATTCATGAACCTGAAAAAGTTATTGACAGTTGGTTCAAATATAATTTTATTAATAAAATTGATGATGATAATGACAATAATGACTGGAAACATAATAATTATAAATATTTATTCATAAATGCTAATAAAGATGTTGAAGTGATTATATATAAAGCGCAAATTACAAAAGTAAATCCAACATCTAATGATAAGATTATTATCATTAAATTAGAAAAAAATCAAAGTTTAATTATTCCATTTAAATGGAAATATTATATTTCAAATGATTGTGAATTATGGGGTGTAGATGATTTAATTACTTCCTCTTTTGGTAAGTTCTTTTAGGTTTTGAAGAAGTCGCACTACCACCCTTTAAATCATTCAAATAATCTTCTTCGATAATTGATTTATGATTTAACCATTCGATATTAAGTTCATTTAATTCATTTTCCCAAATTGCAGTAATCGACATATCTCTCAAATTATCAATTTTATCTTTTAGTGTTTTGACTTCTTTTTCTAATGCTTCTTTCTTTTCAGCTGTTAAATGTGAAATAGGCATTCTTAATAAATAATCATAACTATCATTATATTTATAATAATCTTTTTTCAATAATTCATCTTCAATATCTTTAATTTTAATATTCATAATAATAATATTTCCATCAATAATGTCGATTATAAATCTAATTTTAGCAGATAATACTTTAAATTCATCTTCCATTATTGATAATTGTTTTTCCTTTCTGTCATAATATTTTTCAATACGAGTATTAAACCATTCTTTAATTATAGCAGATGTCGTATTGTATTTTTTAATATTTCCTTTTTCTGAGAATAAATGCATATTATTCAATCCAAGATTTTTAGAAGATGTTAAATTAAATTCACTCAATATCTTATTATCATCTAAATCTTTTTTACACCCATCTGCAATTTTTAATATAAACTTAACATTCTTTGCTGTATAATGATTCTCAAATGATTTTAAATAAGGATGATTATTATTAACTACTAATTCTTCCAAATATTCTTTATAATTTTCAGTCCATACACCTACTGGAAGTTCATTAATTTCAATAGTATTATCATCAACCCATTTATAATTACCTTTACTAATATAATTACCTTTATCATTCTTATAAATACTTCCCTTAAATCCTAAATAATATGGGATTAATTCATCAATCTCATAATCACTCGTAATTTCTATTGACTTATTAATGTCATTTTTATTCAATACTTTACCAATATTTGTAGTGATATTATTAATAATTTTTAAACAGGTTGAAATAATATCACTTGGATTATATTGAGCAATATTAGTGGAATATCCAGTTCCAATACCAATACCACCATTCACTAAAATCATAGGAATAATAGGAACATAATATTCTGGTTCAATAGATAATCCATCTTCATCTAAATAATTTAATATAGTATTGTCTTCTTCTTTGAAAATTAATTTAGTTAATTTTGATAATAATGTATAAATATATCTCGGTGATGATGCATCTTGACCACCACTAATACGCGAACCCATTTGACCTTTTGGTTCGAGTAAATTAATATTATTAGTTCCTACAAATATTTGCGCCATACCAATAATAGCCTCTTGTAATGAATTTTCACCATGATGATAAGCAGTTACTTCACTAACATTACCAGCTAATTGTGCAACTTTAATTTCATTTGTATATAAATTTCTTTTCAAACACGCATATAAGATTTTGCGAGTACTTTCCTTAAGTCCATCGCAAATATGAGGAATACTTCTTTCAAGATTTCTATTACTGAAATGAATTAAATCTTTATTAATAAATGTTTCGTATGATATAGTTTTTTCAGTATAATCTAGAACATTATTTTTATCATATTGTGATAACCATGATTTTCTATCATCTGCGCGTTTTTTATTGAAAGCTAAATCAATCGAACTATCACATTTATCAGTATAATTATATGTGATCTGTTTCATTTCTTTAAAATATTCTTTGGCTTCCTGGTCTGTAGAAGTTCCCAACCCTTTGTAATATTTAATTTTCCATATTGATTTTTTATCAACAGTATCACACCATCTCTCATAATCACTCATATTATAGAATGATATCACTTCTTTAGTGGTATTATTAGTAGCTTTAATAATAGGTGTTAGCATCGACGTGATAAATCCTTCGTATTTATATAATGAATTCCATAATGTTTGAAATACATTAAATAATAATCCTTTAATATGACTTCCATCATGATCTTGATCTGTCATAATCATAATTTTCCCATAACGTAATGTATCAATACTATTACTATAATCCTTATTTTGCTCTAATCCTAAAATTTTTTTCAAATTAGTAATTTCATTATTTTCAGTAATTTTTTGTAAAGTAATATCTTTAACATTAATAATTTTACCTTTTAATGGATATACGCCGAATTTATCTCTGCCAACAACACTTAAACCAGAAATAGCCATCGTTTTTGCTGAATCTCCTTCTGTTAGAATTAAAGTGCAATCTTTACTATCTTTAGTACCTGCTAAATTAGCATCATCTAATTTAGGTACTATAATTTTATTAACTTTCTTACCATCAGTTTTAGTTAATTTTTTTTGTTCTACTACGTCAGTAGCACTTAATGCCATTTCAATAATACCAGATTTATATAATTTATCATAAAATTTGTCAGATAATTCACATTTTGACCCAAATTTAGTAATTAAAGTTGTTAATGTTTCTTTTGTTTGACTGTCGAATGTTGGATTTTCAATAGTTGATTTTACAAATATAAATAAATTTTCTTTAATATGTTGTGGTTTAATTGTTTTTTTCTTCTTAGTTAAAGCCATATCTGTCAATTTCTTCGTAATTGCATTTGTAATATATTCTACATGTCTGCCACCTCGAATCGTATTAATTCCATTAACGAACGACATCTGCTCATAATTACCAGTCGAACTAACGGCAACTACTACTTCCCATCTGTCATTCGGCATTTCATAAAATCGCGGTTGTAATGTTTTAGTCTCTAAAAATAAATCCGTATATTTTTCAAAATCTTTAACTGGTATTTTCTTATCATTAAAATATACAGAAACTGCAGCATCTGTACATGCTGAAACATCATAAACACGTCTTTTAAATAAATTATAAATATCATCAGTTAATCCAGTTAAACCGAATTTTTCATAATCAGGTAAAAATGTAATTTTAGTATAAGATTTTTTAGCACAAGTTTTAATATCTGGAACTTCTTTTACTGTTAAATTTTCTTTAAATACTTGCTTATAAATCTTTTTACGTGTGCTATCAATAGTTTCAATCGTGAAAATTTTAGAAAATATATTAGTTAATTTAATACCTAAACCATTAACACCACCTACAATTCTAACTTCGTCATCGTCATAATTAGAAGATGTTAATAATTCGCCGAAAATTAATTCAGGAATCCATAAATCATAATCAGTATGTTTAATAATTTCAATACCCATACCATCATTATAAATTTCAATAAGTCCTGTTGATTTATCAATCGTAATTTTAATATTTTTAACAACATTAGTATTATCTTTTCTAGTTCTTACTGAATGATCAATAGCATTCACAACGGCTTCATCAAATATTTTAAATAATCCAGGAATAAATGTTATTAATTTCTTAATAATTTTATCATTATCGTCAATAATATAAGTATCAATTGTATTTGGATCAATAGTACCAATATACATAGATGGACGACTATAAATATGAGTTCTCAATTCATGTTTTTTATATTTTTTATCTGTTTCATTTGATGCCATTATAATAATTTTATTATAATAATGATTATATCATTTTTTTATATTTGTATTATTTTTAATAATTTTTATAAAAAAATGATTATCTGTATTTTCAATAATTTTTGTTCTTGAACCAAAATGGCTTTGATGGAAATTTGCGAATTCATCTCATACAATTTTGATAAGGATTCTACTGAAGAAATCAATACTTACATTTTTCAGGAGAATAGCAACGACGAGGATATTGACAAATTAGTAGACGCAATTAACAAAAATCTTGGAGACGATGTTCACGATTTGCAATATATGAATGTTTGCGCCATTAGTTTGCCATCCATCACATTCCTATACAAAAATAGGACTGTTGAAATTCACGACTGTTGCGATTCCAGGCGCAATTATTACTGGAATATTCGGGTTATGCCAGTCGAGAACTAGTAATCTGCGCAAAATATAAAGCTAAAAATTGTTTTTGGCTTTTTCGAAACTTAAAAATACATTTGTATTAATTTTATTAAAAATTAAATAATAAATGATTATAATAATATAATTATTTATCACGAACCATGGAATATATTGCAAATTGCATTACTTCCTCTGTCGATTACAATAAAGACGAACAACTCACGTTCCAGATAATGCAGAATGGCGCCGAGATGCATATGAGTATCGATGAAATGTATAGTACATTAACTTCAATTATTGATTTAAATTTAATTGAAGGAGGTATTTCATTACATTACGATAATCTAGGTTCTCAGCGTAAAACTGTAATATCGCTCGTGTATTGTGGGAGATTGTGTGAAATCGGGGAACATTACGGGACACAGCGAGATTATTTCTTCGTGAAAATACAACCTAAAAAGTTGTAAACAAAAAAGAAAATATAAGGTCAAAATGTTTTTGGCTTTTTATATAAAAAAAATGAATATATAATTATTTTTGGAATATACATGGACAACGTTTGTAATACAATTAAATATTATTTTTACAAAAAATTATTTATATTCATAGAAAAAACACAAAATGAAATTGATGATACAGATATTGATTCATACATTAAAATGAAATTAATGTGTAGATTAGCAGGTGTAACAAATATAAAAACAAATAAAAATAATATTATTTCATTTAATTATAATTCTCATGAATTTGATATTATAAGTTATAAGACTTATTGGATATTGACTATTTATTAATATTTTTTATTATTTCATCAACAATTTCGGGAATAGTTTTATCATCAACATCAATTACTATAATATTCATATTATTTTCAACAGCTTTTATGTAAGTTTCTTCATGTAAATTATGAATATTCTTAATATAATCTAATTTAATATTGATTTCATTTTGTCGTTTCCGTTCTAAAATATGTTCTAAACATTTTTCAGGGGATGAACGCAAATAAATATAATAATTAGATTTCCATATATTGTCTGTTTTATTATACATTTCATTTATAACATTATATTCATCTTGATTAATATTATTATTTAAATAATCATTCATATTAAATGTATTTCTAATAAAAAATGGACTTCGTTCCATAAATATTATAGAACTATTGTCTTTTTCTTGAATCCACGCACGATCTAACCATACTCTTATTTGCATATTAAAATAACATTTATTATGTAAATAAATATCATCTAAATATGAACTCCATCTCTCAATAGGTTCAATATCTATTTGATAATTCCTATATTTATGTAAATAATTTAGAACAGTTGTTTTACCAGAACCAATATTACCATCTATAGTAATAATCATATTATTTATTTAAATATATCTAAACTTTTATTTGATTTTATTATTTTTTTTATGTCATCCTTCTTTAATGGTGATTTATTATTTGATTTAAGGAAATTCATTAAGCAAGATATGTGATTATTTATAATTTTGCATAAATCTGCTTTAATGACTTTAGACGCATCTAATTTATAATAATTAATTATTTCATTTATTTTAGACATTATATAATTGTTTGCGGTATTTTTACCTCCTCCGCCTATTTGAGGTCGGATTAATCCAGATGCAAAATCTATATTTAATATATCACCAGTAGGATTAGCAGAGTTATATGCACCACTATTGATGCCGAAATATTCACTAGGTAATACAGTACCACCTGTCATTTTTTTACTAATACATTTTTCATTAATATATGAATTAACTATTTTTATTGTAGGTTTTTTAATAGTTTTTGAACTATTTATCATAGTTATTATTGAAGCTATTGAAACAACATTAAAAATTAATGAATCTATATGATTACATAATAATTTATGAGACGATTGTGCAGTTGCTTTATCTAATGTTATTTGATGATTAATTAATCCTTGTTTTAACGAGGATAAATAATTATTCATATCTTTTCTATAAATTAAGAAGATAAAAAGATGGATGAATATATGAAAGTTGATTTTAAAGATATATGGCTTCCAGATACTTTAAAAAATGGAAGAGTTAATATTGTTGATACGCCAAAATCACAATATGCAATATATAAAAATTATGATATATCAGAAGATACTAATAATACAGTATCGCGCAATATTTCTTCGAATGAATTATCTACTGCTTTTTTTTCTAAAAAAAATATACAATCAATACAAGACGATATTATCTATAATGTATATATAAAAAGTAATAAAGAATTTGAAATTGGTAATCAAAGTGAGCAAGAATTATTAATAATAATGAGATCATATTATTTACAATATGGGAAAAATCTTCCTTCAAATATAAATGGACAATTAGAAATATTGAATAAATATGTGGTTGATTGGTCAGTTGATGAAATTATTAAAAATATTAATCAACATATATATTATAAAAAAACGGTTAGTACTTTGCCGATGCCTATGGAGAGAGCACAACTTCCAACTCAAAAAGGATCTAAAATACTTGAAATAAAATCATATATATAATTAGAAGTTATTATATTATGGCTAAAGATGATAAACCTAAATTATCTGATTATGATATCACCGTTTATAACATCAAGAGAAATAATATGTTCAAAGGAACTATCTTAATGTGTATTATATATGCAATATTTGCATTTATACTTATAATAGCTGCTTATGTATCTGAAAGTTTACGTACTGTATTATTTGAAAGATTTTTACCATTTACTCTCGTATATATAGTTGGAACTATTATAATTATATTGATATTTATAGGATTAATATTCAGTTATAAACCAGAAAAATTAGACGATTCTAATCAATATCCGCGCGTGTCTTGTCCAGATTATTGGAAACTTGAAATTGTTGATGATTACACAACAAAAAAATTATTTTCAAACGATTTTGATTCTAGTTTATTTAAATATAGATGTGTAATGGATACTGATGTTTTCAGCAAAGGTAGAATATTTACTAAAAATAATTCAATAATAGATCCTATTGCTGCTGATTTAAAAACAGAATTTCGAATAACTGGTATGAATCCCAATGCAGATTTAAATGGTTTAAGAAATGCAGCTAACTTAACTAATATTAACTCAAATTTAGAGGGTAAAAATGCAAATTATTTTCATCTTTTCAAAAATATAAATAATTATATAAATTCTTCTAATAAATTTACAGACAGTACATTATCAAATATAACTAAACAATTAGGACAGGATGATAGTAATCTTAGAAATAATATTATTGATGCATCTATGATTATGAATAATTATGCATTAACTGCAACTACTTATAATAATCTACAATTTTCAAATAGTAATCATGATATAGGTGCTATATCATGGAATATAACAGGTGGTGTTGGTATAGGGTCAGGTGTTCCGGTACTTAATGCTAGTGCAAATAGTGTAACAATTGTAGATTGGCGTAATATTACAGTAGATAGTATTAAGAATAGAAATGGTAGTTCCAATAGTTTAAATGTTCATGTAATAAAAGATAATAATAGTACTACTATAATCGTAGGAACTGTTAATTTAGTTCCAGATTCGTCCGATTCAACTTCAAATACATATTATAGAACATTTACTACTAGTACTATTACATCAAATAATCTTACATTATATTATCCAACTAATACTAATAGTCCGACAAATTCATTATTTGCAGGTTATTTATCACCTGATGCGGCAGCAGCTAATTTAGCTGGAGTAACAGCTATCAAGGATTATTTTGGTTCTGATAAATATGTAATTGTAAATATATTAGATAATACATATTTTAACAGTAATATAACAACAGATGCACTTAAAGCGACTGGTAGTAATGCTCCATTAATATGTGATAGATTATATCCTGCGTTTTTAGCTAATCAAGATAAAGACACAAATGCTATACGATGTGCTTATTCTGCTATTTGCGGTGTTAAATGGAGTGACATGCACTGTGATAAATATGCAAGTTCTTAATTAGATATAAAGAATTAAAGTTTTTATTAAAATAATGGATAAATATATTAGAGGTGATTTATTAGTTTATACAAATGATGGTATTAAACGTATAGATAAATTATCTTCAAATGATTTATTACTAACTGAAAATAATAAATATAGTGCTATTACTGAATTTGCTAAAGTTAATAAAAAAAATTATTATTTATATAAAATTAAAGTTTCTAATACAATAGATAATTATTATTTAGATGGTAATAATAAAATGTTATGTATTCAAAATATACCGTTTGATTTAAAAATTAATGATTGTGTTAATTTTATTAAAGATAATTTAAGAATAGCTTCACCAGTTTTTACAAATGTAAGTAATATTACTGATTTTGATTATGTTGCATTTCCTTATGATGATAATAATGATGATAATAATGATGATGATGATGATAAATATAGATTTAAAGGGCTTATTTTATTAGGTCAAAATGCATTTAGTTTAAATAATAATTTGAATAAAAATACGATTGGATTTTTAAATAAATATTTGCATAATAATAATATACCATATGATATATTTAATAATAATATTACAACTACTATTAAATTTAATTTAAATGATATTCCAGAAATTAATTATTTATCAAAAAAACATGTAATCAGTATTCTCAAAGGATTTGCAGAATTGAATCCAATTGTTAATACAACAAATAAAAAAGATTTCTATACATTAAAAAATTTATTTCTCAAAATTGGTATTTTAATTAGTGCTACATTTATGAATGATAATTATTTAATTAAAATTCCAGATATTGATAATGAAATAAATTACAATTATTTCATATATGAAAATCACATTTGGTGTAAAGTAAAAAAAATAACTAAAGTTGATAAATATACAGGTGCGTTATATAATTTAAAAACAGAAAATGGGAATATTGTGAGTGAAATTGGTGTTATTTCATAACTGCTTTAATAGTAGGTTGATAATTATAATTATTTATTTTAAAATCTTCAAATGTCAGCGATTCAATCCATTTTATTTTTTCATCTATAGAAATATTAATATCTATTTCTTTAGTAATTTCAATAGTTGGAAATTTAGTAGGAGTTCTCTGCAATTGCTCATCTACTGCTTTTATATGTTCTTCATATAAATGGCAATCACACATGCTAATTGCAATTTCTTTAATTTTCATTCCAGAAACTTTAGCAATAATTAAAGTTAATAATGTGGTTGATGCGATATTGAATGGTAATCCTAAAAATAAATCAGTCGAGCGCATATACATCATACAACTCAAATAATCATTATCTTTATAAAAATTATATAATATATGACAAGGTGGTAAAGCCTGTTCTTTTAACTGGCATGGGTTCCATGCAGTCATAATAATTCGTCTGCTGTTTTCTAATATCAATTCATTTAAAACATATTTAAGTTGGTCAATAAGACCATTAAAAGACCTCCACTGGAAACCATAAATAGGTCCTAAATATCCTTCTTCGTAATCGTAAAATCCATTACTATCTAAATATTCACGTGATGAATTGCCTTTCCAAATATTAACTCCTTTTTTTTCAAGTTCTTTAGAATTAACAGAACCTCTTAAAAACCATAATAATTCCTCAATAACACCTTTAACAAAAATTTTTTTAGTTGTTAATAATGGAAATCCATTATTTTTAATATCAAATTTTAACAAATGACCAAAATCTGAATAAGTTTTACCATTACGTGTTTCTCTTATTATTCCATGTTCTTTAACGGTTTTTAAAAGTTCCAAATATCGTGTTTCGTCTAAATTTGACATATATAAATAAAAATTGAATATATATTTATATAACTTTAACAATATTAAATGCAAACAGGTATAATATCATTTGGCGATAGAGTGGCGTGGAATATTAAATGTAATACTATGAAAGATATGATATTAAATGAATTGTTAAATTTATATGGTGTTAGAATTATTCAAAAACATTATTATTTAATTGATGACAATAATATTAAACAATTAAATAAAATACCACATTTCATTTCATTAAGATCGAATGGTAATAGATATTATATATATTTCACATTATATAATGATACTCCAATCATTTATTATATTGATATGAAAATTCATACAGGTTATGAGAAACCTCGTATTATTTTAGCAAGAGGTTTATTCGATGCTTCATTATTCAAAAATACTATTTTAGAAGGTGAAATGATTAAAACTACTGAAAATAAATGGATATTTATAATTAATGATATTATTGCATATGAGGGTAAAAAAATGGATACTGTTATTTTACCAGATAGATTAAAACTAATATATTCATTATTAGAGAAGAAATATACACCAGACCCGATATGCGACGTATGCGAATATAAAGTTAAAAATTATTATTATTTATCTAAAAAATCGATGGAAGAATTAATGAAAATATCAAAAGAATTAAATTATACTTCAAGGGGTATATATTTTTCATCGATGGATTTGAAATATAAACCTAAATTATTTAATTTTAATGATGATATTATTGTTTCAGTTCAAAAGAAAAATAAAGATATTACTGAATTTAAGGAACTAACTACAAAGCCAGTAATAATACAATCACCAACAACTATATTAGCAACATCTAATATCATTCCAATTAATATAAATAATTATAGTGAATTTAAGGAATTATATATATCAAAAACGGATGAACCAGATATTTATAATATTTATGATAATCATAATATACTAACTTCTAATAAACTAGGAATTGCATTTGTTGGAACATTACAAGACAGCATTAAAATGAGAAATATTTATAAAGATAAAAGTATGACAATAACATTAAAATTTAAATGTAAATATAATGAAAAATTTAAGAAATATCAACCAATCGAACAAATTATATAAAAAATGATTATAAAAATATTATAGTTATTTATGGTTAATTATTACGCAGTCGCTGCAGGTCTCAATATTGGTGTTTTCACTACTTGGGATGAATGTAAAAAAAATGTTGAGAATATTTCAACTGCAATTTATAAGAAATTTGATAATGAAGAAGATGCCAATAATTTCATAGCAGAGTATAAAGATACTTTATATGTATATACCGATGGAGCATGTTTTAATAATGGTTCTAAAAATGCTAAAGCGGGAATTGGTATCTACTTTTCAAAAGATAATGATAATAATGTTTCGCGTGAATTAGTTGGTGAAGATTTGACAAATAATATTGCAGAATTATCTGCTGCTATTGAAGCAATCAATATGATCAAAAAAATGGATGTAAAAAAAAAGGTAATTGTTACCGATTCTGAATATGTTATTAAGTGTGCCACTACTTATGGTGCTAAATTAGCAGCTAAAAATTGGGAATTCAAAAAAGATAAAATACCACCGAATGTTGAATTAGTAAAAAGATTATTTGAACTTACCACTAAATATAATATTCAATATAAACATGTTATGGCACATACTACAAATAAGGACCGACATTCAGTAGGTAATTATTATGCTGATAAATTGGCAAATGAAAGTATTTCAGGTGCTGAAGGAAAACTTCCTCATATTAAACAAAAGAGACCAGATACTGATTTAAGTAAAGTAATATTTCTGAATGTACCGTTTGCTGAAAAAGATAAAGCTAAAGCTAAAGGTGCAAAATGGAATCCAGAAAAAAAGAAATGGTATATTCTAGAAGATAATGAGAATAAGAATGATTTAATTAAAAAATACTCTGCAGCTATTTAAGAATATTTTTTTTATTTATTATAATAATTGAAAATGTATAATGAATATTTATATGAACTACCCTCACATAAACGAATAATTATTATTGGTGATATTCATGGTGATATAAGAAGATTTAAAAATATTCTTGTGAAAGCTAATATAATTAATAATAATTTAGAATGGATTGCTAATCCACCTGAAACAATTATATTACAATTGGGTGATCAAATAGATAGTATGAATAGAATGAATAACACAGAATGGGAAGTTTTAAAAGATTATGAAATGATTTATTTCACAGAGCATTTAAATATAATAGCAAGAGCTAAAGGTGGTTATTGTATATCATTAATTGGAAATCATGAATTAATGAATATTATTGGTGATTTTTCTTATGTTTCTAAAAACAGTTTAACCGAAAATAGAGCTAATTTATTTAAACCAAAAGGACAATTAGCTTTAATATTAGCAAAACGACCATTAATATTTAAAATAGATGATTTATTATTTTGTCATGCAAAATTAAATATAAATCATTTGAATATATTAAAAAAATATAATAAATCTATTTTTTATATTAATGATGTATGGAGAAATTTTTTAGAAAATGAAAAAATAAATATAGAAGATAAAGAAATAATCGATGAAATAATAATCGGTTCGAATGGTATTTTATGGAATAGACAAGATAATGACGTTCATTCAACCAATACATTATTTAAAGAATTGAATATTACATATATGTTTGTAGGTCATACATGTTGTGATAAAATAATATTAAAAGATAATCAAATTTGGTATTGCGATACTGGTATTTCACGTGTATTTGGAAAAAATAAATATCAATATTTAGATATTAAAAATATTAATATTAATATCGAATCTATTTGTGAAGATTAATAATTATTCATCATCAATAAATAAACATTTCTTTTTATCATTATCATCATCATTATCATTATTATCGACAGAAACTAATTCATTATCGATATAAGTTTTTACAATATATCCATTAGATTTATAATAATTGATTCGTTTATTTCCTTTGTATTTGAAAATAGAGAAATTGTCATATATATCAATACATAATGGAATATATTTTCGTTCTGTTTTTTTTTCTCTCAAAATTCGCCCAACCGATTGTTGAATATCACTTATTGGACTTGCAAGAATGACAGTATTTAATGTTGGAATATTTAAACCTTCGCTACTCATTTGATATGTTGCTAATATTATTTGTTTAGTTGCCGAAATATCTAAATCTGTCATTTTCATTCCACCAATATAATAACCATATGACGATGAAGCGATATTATCAATTTTAATTAATTCTTCAATATCTTTTAATTGATTTTTACGTTCAGATAAAATTAAAATCTTTCTATCTTTTTCATTAATTAATATTTCTTTTAATAAATTAATTATAAATATTGTTCTTGGTTTATAATTACATACATTATTAACCATAGAAACCATATTAATAGTACCATTATACATCGTTTTTACATAACTATATTCTAAATTATGAACAAAATATTTATGAACGTTAACAATCATATTACATTCTTTTTCATTATTTTTCATTTTATATACTGACTTTCCCAAATACCATTCGAAAACTTTTCTTAAACCATCTTTTCTATTTAATGTTGCTGATAATCCTAAGCTAATACGAATATTCATTTTTCTAAATGCTCTCGAAAAAACTTCAGATGCTATATGATGACATTCATCAATAATAACTAATCCAAAATCATTAAATATTTTAGGATCATAATCTTTCATCGCTAAAGATTGTAAAGTAGCAATAACAATATCCTTATCATTAACATCTATTATTTTTTGTTTAATTTTTCCAATACGAGCTTCAGGTACAAATAATTTAATACTATTAATGAATTGTTCGTTTAAAAAATCTTTATGTGATATGAATAACGTCTTTTTTTTAAAATAACAAGCAATATAAATAGCCATAATAGTTTTACCAAATCCACATGGGACACTAATAACACCTCCTAATTTATTTTTATTCATAACAGTATCTATAAATGCATTCACAGGTTCCTGTTGAATATCTCTTAATTTACCACTAAATTCTAATAAAGGACAATCAACCCCTGAATTTAAATTATCATCTACTGGAAAACCAAATTTTTCAATACCATAACATTTAGGAACATATAATTTATAATCACTTTCTAAATATATTGGATATTCTTTCGTTTCAGAAGATGCAAATGAATTATTAAAATTTTTTGGACTAATTAATAATTCTTTTTTAATCTTATTTATTAAATCAATATTGTCTGTTGTTTTTTTTATACCATAACCCCTATTACTTAAAGAAGTCATTATTATTAAATTCGACATTTAAATAATATCAATTTAATTTTTATATATAAATTATAGATAGATGATATTAAATTTAATTAGAAGTTTGTTAATAATATTATTGATTTTTATTATTATTGTAGATTTTAATATGCCTATTGCAATCGACACACCAACCAATCAATTAGTCGTTGCAATTATTGTTATATTTTTAATATTAGTAGTTGATGAAATTATTGGATTTATAGTAGGTTTAATATTTTTAGTAATATATTTTAAATATTATCAAAAAAAAATAAATAAAAATCCATCAATATTTTCATCATCGACATATTCAACTGATGTTGCACCTAAACCATATTCAAGAGAACCCGAAATACCACATCATTATATTAATACTAGTGAAAATTGCACAGAAATACCATATATATCTAATGAATTATTAAAATCTGCACAAAATAATATTTATAATGAAGAAAATTTAAAAATAGAAATAAAACAAAATAATTTTTATGGAATAGAAGGAATTAATAATGAAAATCTTGAATATTTACCATTCGATAATAATTTTGCAAATTATAGCGAATTAAATTAAATTATAAAACATCATTCCATATATAGCAACAAACAATAATATTATTTTTATTATATAATTATATGAATCTAATATAACTGATATATTATCAGGCATTTTAGTTATTAACGTATCATATATATATGGATTTGTAATTATAGCCATTACTATACATATAATAAATGCTTTCGTTATTAATTCATTATCAATATAACATTTAGTGATTTTTTGCGGCTGTTGTTGTGGCTGTGGCTGTGGTGATGGTCTATATTGTGGTTGAAATTGTTGTTGTGGTTGTTGAGGTGTATCATGAATATTATATTTGGGTTTTTGTTGCATTAATAATTCTTGTTCGAATTCATCTAATACATTTTTAACTATAGGATCAGAAAGATCATCATTATTCGAAACATTAGCGGGAGATTTCATAGGTATTTTATCAAGCGATGTAATCATATTATTTTGTTGTTGTTGCATATTTATATATATAGAGCATATATATAAATATTACTTTTACGCAAACACTTTATCAAAAAAACTTTTTTCTTCAATTTGATTTGAAGGTTTAATTGTTCCGTCATAAGCACCTACTGGATTTTTATTACACGATACATTCACCATGCGATATTTATAACATGTATCTTCTAATTTAAATATCTTATTATCAATATCGTCATATTTAGGTGCAAAATATAAAACGCAATTTTCTTTACATACGCGATTAAATAATAATGCTAATGACAATCCAAATAATGAACTTATTATTATTTGTCCAACGCTACTATAGAATAATCTATCAATCATATTACGAGTATCTATCATATTATCTATTTTAAGCGTATTTTTTTAAATTAATGGTTGATCTATCGCTTTATCCGTGCATTTAACTTCTTCTACTGAATATTTATAACAAACATCATTATCATTTTTATATATAATCTTATTTGCATTATACGGTGTTGGATACTTAATAACTATTTTAGGTTTTGGTGCTGCAATATATACATAAAACATTCCAAATGCAAATGCAATAATAAACGCAAAAAAATTAAATTTAAATACTCTTTCTACCATTCGTTTCTTCTAATAAATAATAAATATAATTCTTATAGGAAACTATAATAATGAATGAAGTAACTACTGCATTATTAACTATAAGTGTTATTTGTATTATTATTGCAATTATATTAGGGTATTTAGGTAAAATAGAATTTAAAACACAAGCAAAATTTTTTATTGGAATTTTTTATTTTATTTATTGGGTAATTTATAAATCGTTATTATTTATTTACAATAATTTATATTATATTATAGTAATTGTATTATTTGTTTTATTTTTTGTAACAATATCAACATATATACCAATAATTAGTAATATAACTAATGGTATAAAAAAATTATTAATATTTATAATAAATCCATTTTTGAATTTTTTTATAGCTATTGGAATTTTATTTACAAATTTAGTACAATTTCCATTAGTCATATATGAAAATTTTAAAGTATTTTTTGATGCATTAAAAATAATAATAATAAAAACAATAAGTTTTATAAATTTTGTTTCAGGATTTTTATTTTATGAATTTTCAGCAACTGATGATGATCTTCTATAATAATTTTTATGGAATGTATAAATATCTGGTATTTCTGCATAATCAGGTGCTTTTAATGCTAATAAATCATATAAATCTTTTATATTTTTAGTTGAATACCATTTATTATATAATTCTAAACGTTGTTTTACATATTCATCGTAATTTATATTATTTAATAATCGAGGTTTATTATATTTAATATCATATTCATCAATAAGCATTAATTCTAATCTTTTTTTATCATTATTATTTTTTCTGTATTTAGTAATTTCTGTTAATAATTTAATTTTTTTTAAATCAGTATTACTATTAATATTATCAATTAATAAATTACCCAAATAAATATTATCCATATTTATATTAAACAATTATATTTTTTTTGCGTCATATAAATGAGGTTGTGTAGACTCAAACAAACTTTTATAAAATTCATTTAATTGTTCATTAGCCGATAATGTCTCTTCATATTGACTAATAGGAATATATTTAACAACAGTTGTTGGTGCATTTACTTTTGAATATTTAAATTCATAATAACTTTTTATAATCAAAATAGCACCTACAAATAATATAAAAATAGCAATAGATTTCATTTATTCTAATAAATAATAAAAATAAAATAAAAATTTAATTACTCAAAGATCTTTCAATATGAGTTACTTCACCAGCCATATCGACATTATTAGTTAATTCTTCATCTTCTGCTTCTGGCTCAGCTGATGTTTCCGCTTCTGGCTCAGCTGATGTTTCCGCTACTGGTTCAGCTGATGTTTCCGCTTCTGGCTCAGCTGATGTTTCTGCTACTGGTTCAGCTGATGTTTCTGTTACTGGCTCAGCTGATGTTTCTGCTACTGGTTCAGCTGATGTTTCTGCTACTGGTTCAGCTGATGTTTCCGCTACTGGTTCAGCTGATGTTTCCACTACTGGCTCTAGAGGAGTTTCAGTTTTAGCGGCGGTCCATGGATCTTGTTGAGCTAGATCAGCTGCCATATTGGAAGAATGAGCAGCAGCGCGTCGTTGTTCAAATAGCTCATCTTTATTAACCATATTTTGCTTATACTGTTTCATAAGAGTATTTAGTTGTGTTTCAGAGTATTCAACATCATTTAGATCATTTGGATTTGGAGACCATGGACACCAACAGCCAACTTGGCAAATATAAATATCAAACTTATTATCGCATTTTTTAATAAACTCGCTTCGGTTTTTAGCTTCTTCCATAGTATCGAAGACGCCGCGAATTTTAATTCCTCGCATAGAAGTTTTGAAATTGTTTTCTTTATGGAAATCAGTCTCAATTTCGGTTGAATTAGTATCCTTGAAAAATTTATATTGTGAATCCATTTCATCGCGATTAAATACATAATCATGATTTGTGCGAATAGTTTTAATTAGATCTGCAGAATCTGGATATTTAGCCTCAAGACCATCAAGTAGTGTTTTCATATCTTTTCCAAAATTATCAATAAATCGTGAAAAATAATATACTTCTTTATCTTTTAGTATATCTTCGGGACTCAAAAAAGAAACAAGACAATAATTTTGACCTCTGATTGGCTTATCCTCGTCTAGATAATCTTTTTCTTTAGTTGATACGTACACTTCTTCCATATTATATATATAATATAAAATAAAAATCTTATATCATTTTCTTTAAAAAAATAATTTATAATAAAAAAATATATTATTATAATAGTATAATATGAATCAGCCAACTTATAGTTTTGATATATGGGAAGCGTTAATTCGCATTCTTAAATATGCGATTGAAGCGATAGTAGTAGCTCTAGCGGCTTATGTTCTGCCTAAACAGAAATTACAATTTAATGAAATATGGATGATTGCTCTAACCGCGGCATGCTTATTCTCCATATTCGATTTACTATCACCGTCAATATCTGCTGGTGCTCGCCAAGGTGTTGGTCTTGGTGCTGGTTTCCGCCTCGTTGGTTTCCCAGGTTAAGTGCATTAAAGCGATGGAATAACTTTATAACCTAATTCTTCGCATATCTTTTTCCATATTTGGTCTTGGACATATAATTTTTCTCTACTTTTCAATAATGGAAAAAATTTTAAATATTCATTTAATCCTAAAATTTGAAAAAACTTATATAATACATAACTATATGATAAAAAGTTTTTTCTATCTTTTGGACAGTGTTTCAAAAATGGCGCTTGAATATCTTTAAACATCGAACATAATTTTTCCTCCAATTCTGCTGAAAATTGAGGTGTCGGAATACCATTAATCCTATTTATTATATAATTAATATGTTCATAATACTTATTTATTCGTAATCTTTTTAAAATCTCTCGCATCTTAGAATATGTAATTTTTTTCGTATCCATTATTTTTTCTTTTTTAATTTCATTTAATATTTTTTCAAATATATCATTTGGTATATCGGTACTTTCTTTTCCCTGAACTTGATTACACCATTCACGGAAATGGTTAATTCGTTTATAACTAAAATGTGAAGTATCTTTCGTATTTTGTTTTAATATTGGTCTATTTTGTTCTACCAATAATAATTCTTGATATCCGCAATTACTACATATCATTATAGCATCTTGTTGTAAACAAATTAATGGTATATTACATAAATGACATATTTCATTAGAATCTTGTTCTATTTTTTTTATATGACATTTATTGGTTATAGCTAAATATTTATCAACTAAATCGCTTTTTTCTAATATTTTATCATAATTTTCAATCGGTTGTATTATTTCTATTTCAGTATCTTCTTTAGTTATATTGAATGATTCTAATATTGATTTTGATTTATATTTATAATAATTATTGTTGTTGCTATTATTAACCGATTGTTTTTCTAACATTTCATAATAATTAAATAATATATCACTTGTATTTTCGTAATATTCAATTTCATCGAAATGATTAATATTATTAATTTCTTCCTTAAATTTTAAAAGCTCTTCTTTAATAATAATATTACTATTCCATAATGAATTATATAATGCATCGTTTTTAATATTATCATTATTAAATTTAAGTATTTCATCATTAATTTTTTTATATTTATTTTCTAATATAACTATTTTCTCTTTGTAATTAATATCATCCAATTTTTTTTTATTATAATTATTTATAATTTTTGTATGCATCGCATCTAATGTCGATAAATCTTTAGTTATATCGACATTTTGAAATCGTTTTTTAGATGTTTTATCCTTAAACATATAATAATAAAAAATGCGGATATGCTTTTATATATCTTATTCAATATATTTTTTTCTCCTATTATAGTATAAAGAATATAGCATAAATGGGTGGTGGTCTTCTTCAACTTGTTGCTTATGGTGCTCAGGATGTTTATTTAAC